GCGAGATTACCTTTGGTACGACAGCCATCACGTTCTCTCTGTTCTCCGCTACGCCCCAATATACGGGCACGGGGAACATTAATGTCGCCGGGCAGGTTATTTCGCTTACAGGCACAATCGACGAGACCAACGGCGGCACGGGCATCTCCAGCTTTACGGCGGGTGAAATTCTCTACGCGTCTGGCACTACGACACTGGCTCAACTTGCCGGTAACACTACTACAACGGTTAAATACCTGACCCAGACGGGTACGGGCTCCGCCTCTGCCGCGCCTACGTGGACGGCTCTGGCCGCTTCCGCAACTACTGACACCACAAATGCGTCCAACATTTCTTCAGGCACCTTACCTTCGGCTCGGGTTTCTGGTTCTTACACTGGAATTACTGGCGTTGGTACTCTTACTGCCGGTACTTGGAACGCTAGCGTTATTGGCGCTGCTTACGGCGGTACTGGGCTTTCTAGCTACACGGTTGGCGACATTGTTTACGCGACTGGTACAACGACGATAGGTAAGCTCGCGGATATTGCCGCGGGCAACGTTTTGCTCTCCGGGGGTATTGGCGTTGCACCTTCGTACGGAAAAGTCGCACTTACTACGCACGTCTCAGGCGTGCTCCCAGTAGCTAACGGCGGTACGGGACAGACTACAGCCTCTGGCGCTATCAACGCGTTGACTCCAAGTCAGACTGGTAATAGTGGTAAGTACCTAACAACCAACGGCTCCGTCGTGTCTTGGGCTGCGGTTCCTTCCCCTAATAACGGCACGCTTACAATGGCGGTGTCGGGTACGGGGCTGTCAGGCTCAGCTTCGTTTACTGCCGACCAAGCAGGCGCGTCCTCGTTCACGGTAACATCCAACGCTACTAGCGCCAACACAGCTTCGGCCATTGTTGCGCGTGACGGGTCTGGTAACTTCTCGGCGGGTACGGTTACCGCTGCATTGACGGGTAACGCATCAACGGCAGCCACGCTTCAAACGGCTCGCACAATTGGTGGGGTATCCTTCAACGGCTCTGCAAACATTAACTTGCCCGGCGTCAACGCAACGGGTAACCAGAACACTAGCGGATCATCCGCATCTACAACAGGTAACGCAGCTACTGCTACTGTCCTTCAAACGGCGAGGACTATTGGCGGCGTGTCTTTTAACGGCTCTGCCAACATCAACTTGCCCGGCGTAAACAGCGCGGGTAACCAGAACACTAGCGGCGCCGCAGCTACATTGCAAACGGCCCGGACAATTGGGGGTGTGTCCTTCAACGGCTCCGCTAACATCAACTTGCCCGGCGTAAACAGCGCGGGTAACCAGAACACCACGGGTAACGCGGCCACAGCGACCACTTTACAGACCGCTCGCACCATCAACGGCGTGTCGTTTAATGGTTCCGCCAACATTACGATTACGGCTGCGGCGACTAACGTAAACACCCAGCTTGCCTCTTTAGGTGTTGGCACTGCGGCCTCCGGCACTGCTGGCGAGATTCGTGCGACAAACAACGTTACTGCTTACTACTCTGATGACCGCCTGAAGACAAAATTAGGTGATATAGACAACGCGCTAGACAAGATCGACACGTTGGCGGGTTTCTACTACGAGGCAAACCAAACAGCGCAGGATTTAGGCTACGCCGTCATTCGTGAGGTTGGCGTCTCCGCGCAGTCGGTTCAAGCGATCATGCCTGAAGTAGTCGCCCCCGCACCAATTGACGATAGGTACTTGACCGTACGCTACGAGCGCCTTGTGCCCCTGTTAATTCAAGGCATTAAAGAGCTCCGCGCAGAGATTAAAGCACTGAAAGGCGAGTAATGGCGTTTGCCCAGTACCCATTTGGTTACGCTCCGTTTGCGTCGTCGCAGCTACAGTCTCCTAACGAGCTGGTAGAAGTTACCGGCGTTGAGGCGTCGGCTGAACTGGGTACTGTTACGCTTGTTACAAACCAAATCCTTGCGCAAACAAGTGTTGTTGGTACGGGTGCAGTTGGTACTGTTTCTATATACGCGGCGGCAAACCTGACGCTTACGGGAACTCCGGCATCAGCGTTGCTTGGGTCGGTCTCGCTTGTTACAAATAACATCCTAGCGCAAACAGGGGTTGTCGGTACATCCGCCCTAGACACAGTCGTTGCAGAGGCTAAAGCTGAGGCATACGTAGTGGGGGAAGAAGCCCCTGCGGAGCTTGGGACCATATCGCTAGTAACCAACAACATCATCTCTGTTACTGGGATTGGGGGTACTACAGCACTAGGCACCTCAGTTATACGTGCGGCGGCGGAAATATACCCGACCACCGTGCTGGGAACAACGGCGCTGGGAACAGTCGCTACTATTAGCAAGGCAAACGTCTACCTAACAGGGGTTTTCGCAACAGGCCAAATTGGTTACACTAACGTCTGGGGATTGGTGAACACGTCGCAGACGCCAAACTGGACCGCCATATCAACATAAGGCAACTAAATGAGCAGTACTTATTCACCCAATTTACGTATTGAGCTAATCGGCACGGGCGACCAGTCCGGGAGCTGGGGCGCGACCACGAACACCAACCTCGGCACACTGATTGAAGATGGTATTTCTGGGTATGTTGCGGTATCCGTAGTAGCCGCCAACCAAGCCCTCACAGCAAACAACGGCACAGCCGACCAAGCACGAAACGCAGTTTTAGCGTTGACAACCACTACCGGGGCAAACTTCGCGGTCTACGCTCCCCCGACTGAGAAGACGTACACTGTCTATAACGCTAGCGCCTATACCGCAACAATTTACAACTCCACGGTACTTGGCAACACCACTGCTGCAGGTGCCGGGGTCGCAATCCCAACAGGTAAAACCGTAACCGTGTGGACTAATGGGACCGCCTTCGTTTTTCAGAACAACCACCTTTCCTCGTTAACGCTGGCAACAGATTTAGCTATAGCCGACGGGGGAACCGGAGCATCTTCCGCTAGCAACGCACGTACGAACCTTGGCCTTGCTATTGGCGCGGATGTTCCCTCTCCTACGGGTACCGGGGCTTCAGGTACATGGGCAATCAATGTTACAGGCAACGCCGCTACGGCTACAAGTGCGACAAACGCAACGAATCTAGTCACAGCCGCATTTTCCGTTGTAGAGTCTGGGGGCAAGTTATACTTTAAGTATGGGGCGACAAATCTTGCATCCATCGATTCAAGTGGCAACTTTACCTCACTAGCTAACGTAACCGCCTACGGCACACCATAAGGAACTAACATGGCGTTACCAGCATCAGGGGCTATATCCCTTAGCCAAGTAAGCGTAGAGCTAGGGGCGGGGTCTACATCTACGAGAAGTTTGAACGACTCCACCACACGCACATTGTTTGGGGTCGCTAGTGGTCAAATTTCTTTATCGCAGGGTTACGGAAAAGCAAACCAGTTTGCGTTTAGTATTTCAAGCAACCAAACAAACGCAAATCTTGCAACACTGGCAACAAACGCAGGTTGGAACGGGACAAGCAAAGTTGTAGCAACAATTAACTCTGGAATTTACATTAGTTCAAACGCGGTTGGGACTGCCGCTTTAACGGTTAGCGGCTCATTTCCCGGCGGCCTTGAGTTGACGAACAATGGGTACATTGTGGGTGACGGCGGCAACGGTGGTGCTGGGCGTGGTTCTAACGCCTCCGGCGCTCCATCCGGCGGTTCTGGTGGCTCTGGTGGAGGATTGGCTCTTTCCGTTTCTTCTGCCATTTCCATTAACAACGCTTCAGGAACAATTGGTGGCGGCGGCGGTGGTGGTGGTGGCGGAGGTAATGGCTACTGGTTCTTCTACGCGCCTTATTCTGGCGGCGGTGGTGGTGGTGGTGGGGGCAGATCAGGCACAACAAACTCATCCGGTGGTAGCGGGGGTGTAAAGGGGACGTCCGCCGGTGGTAATGGCAGCTCTGGTGGCGCAGGAACAACCTCTAGTGCGGGCGGCGGCGGCTCCGGAGGCGGTAGCAGTCCGTACAGAGGCGGAAACGGAGGCGGCGGTGGTAGCTGGGGTGCCTCTGGTAGTAGTGGCGCAGGTGGGCAAAACGGCACAGGCGGCGGTTCTGGGTCGCCTGGCAGCGGCTTAGGCGGAGGCGGAGGCGGTGCTGCCGTGTCTGGCAACGGAAACATCACTTGGTTATCAACAGGAACAAGATTAGGGGCAATTTCATGAGCATCATATACACATACAGAATTACTTCCGTTAACGAGGCGGCTCGTTGCATGGAAGTTGTCTACTCTGCAGAAGGACACCAGACTATGCACATAGGCGCTAGGTTGCCTTTTGAGGGCGAATCTATTGAGGATGTCATTAAGGCATTTGCGCCTGTACCTCTATGGGTTGATATGGCAACACCAGTAATTGTTCCATTGATAGGGGTTACCGGTGTCATTGAGCCTGAGCCTGAGCCTGAGCCAATAGACGACATACCAGTAACAGAGGTTTAAATGGATACGCCTCACGTCCAAATAGGCTGTGTAGCTAACCTGTTTTCTCGCCAGATGCACTTCAAGAAAGCTGGCGATTTAGAGCATGGGCATACGCACCCATTTGACCACTTAACTTTGCTGGCGGCTGGTTCGCTTAGTGTCACTGTCAATGGCAAGACGACCGATTTCACGGCTCCACACATGATTTACATTAAAGCCGAGTATGAGCATGAGCTAGTGGCTCTTGAAGATAATACGGTTGCGTTTTGCATTCATGCATTGCGCAACGGGGATGGCGTGGATGACATTATTGACCCGGCCAGCATTCCATCAGGAGTCAGTCCACTTTTGGTTGCAAAACAAGTGGTGTGCTTGTAGTAACATAATTTAAGATTAGGTAGAAAGCAACGGAAGCATGGATTCTCCTGACAAAATTGACCCTGTAAAGTACGGAGCTATGTGGCAGCATGTTCAAGACTACGAGCGCCGATTTGAAGTTGTGGACAAAAAGCTAGACAAGATGGAAGGCCAACTGGAGGAGCTTCTTGCTCTGGCCAACCAAGGGCGTGGCGGATTCTGGATGGGCATGACCATAGCATCAATGGCCGGTGGCGCATTGACGTGGGTTGTGGCTCACTTTAGGGGATAGTTTGTTAGCTGAACTCGCAATAGCCAACGCTGCGTTTGCAGTTATTAAAGAAACCGTAGCCAATGGTGGGGACATCATGGCGGCGGGGCAGCACCTGTTCAGCTTCTTTGACAACAAAGCGGCGATAGCTAAGAAAGCCAACGCAAGCGGCTCTGATTCAGAAGCGTTTTTTGCACTAGAGGCTATCAAACGGAACGAACAAGAGCTGCAAGAAATAATGATCTACTGCGGGCGGGCGGGGTTGTGGGACGATTGGTTACAGTTTCAAGCTGATGCAAAGCGAAAACGAGATGCAGCGGTCAAGGCTGAAGCACTAGCTAGATACAAGCGCAAAGAACAGATTTGGGCGTGGGTTAACGGTATTTTGATAACGGTGTCTGTTTTGTCTGGCGTGATTGTTATCGCTATATTGGTGTGGGCTATATATACAAGGGGCGGAAATGGATGAACTTATTTCAATGGTTAAAGGCTTCGCGCCCGGTATTGCTAC